CCGCCCGGAAACAGGGCAGAATCCCAGTCGAAGGTGTAGAACTTGTCGTCAAGCCCTACGATGTTCCCTTCCAGATAGTCGTGAGTGTCTCTGACGCGCTCATCTCCCATCGTGTTCCAACGCTTGAAGATTCGTTTCCCGCTTGCCTTCGCAGCATCGTAGACTCCCGTATTGTAGTCACGATGCGCTTCGGTATCGATAATCCTCAAAATTCCTTCTTCGGAAAGCTCCTGTACTTGCTCCATGATTCTTTCCCGGTAGGTTTCCCCGTGGATTTCGAGGTTTACCGCTTTATCATCAAGGCCTGTCGGCAACGGCACGGCCCCGATAATCTCTTCAGCGTCCTTCCACCCGTATGCGTAAATCAGGCAGAGGACGAATTCAAGGTAATCGCAGAACCTGTCGATCATCCGTCTGGTCGGCGGTTTCTGTCTGGCTTCCCGGATGAACCGCACGGCATCCTCCCGGATGATGTGCAGCTCGTCCCATTTCATCAGGTTGCTCACTCGTCAGTCACCGCCGGTTCCTTCTGCTCCTGCTCCTGTTTCATGGCTTGAGCCTGCTGTTCCCGTTTGCGGTTCTGTTCTTCAAACCACTTCATGCCGAGCAGATAGGCTTCCTCAGTGTCCACGAACAGCCCGGAAGCTTCGTAGGCGCATTTCGGATGAACCTTGTCATTTGCCAGCATGGTGGTCAGAGTCTGACTCTTACTCAGGATATCTTCGTAGTTCCTCCGGGTGAACTTGACTTCAACATCCGTCGGGGAAAAGGTGATATCAGACAATCCGGAGCAGATCACGGATACCACGCCCAGCATTTCCTGTTCCGGAAGCTGGAACATGGTTTCAAAGTCCTTTGCTCTGGTTTCCGCTCCCTGCCAGCCATTCTTTAGCACGACAGCGCCGTTATTGGAGGAATCAGATGTTCCGGAGGAAGACTGCGACGGCACCCCGACAATCTGGAGTACAGCCTGATACATGTCGTCCTTCAGAGTCTGGTTCTGAGCCTGATCGAGCTCCTCAGAAAGGTTCTTGATGTCTGCCTTGCTGTCTCCGACAGACTTCAGCAGAATCATTCCGGCAGCTCTGATGGTGTCTGCGGTGGTTCCTTCTTCCACCTGGCAGTTATACAGGACCAGAAGGCTCTGCACGAACTGCTCGACGGATTCCATCCGGGCAGAATCAAAGTCATTCAGGCTGTCCAGCATGGACAGAACGATTTCGAAGCTCCCCTGCCTTGCGCTGTTGTTCTCATACTCGATGATCGGCACAAGACCGAAGACATTATCAGACCGTTCTGCTTTGCCTGAGCCGTGAATGATCGTGTAGCAGGAGTCGTTCGTGTAGACGGTAAAGGTGATCTGTTGATTGCTGTCGATCACATAATTAACACCAGCCAGAACGCGCTGAGTGTAGTCATTCGCCCGAATCACGAAAGTGTTCCTGGGGTCAAGCGTGTACAGATTGAACGGGCTCTGAATCATCGGGTCATTGTTGACCGTCACATACCGGTAGCCCAGTCCGCAGATCTGCATCCATTCCACCAGGGTCTTGTCCTTGGTGTACTTGCCAATCACCCGCATAGCGTCATTCAATGCTCCAATATTCCGAGAAATATTGTCGCCACCGACAGAAGAAACGTAAGTGATTGGTTTCCCGACAAGGAAACCGACCTTAAAGCTTACAATCTCGTTGGCTCTGTTCTCGACGATATGCCGGGTCAGCTCGTTCCGGACTTCTCTGGTGCGGTACAGTACAGGCTGGTTGCCCTTGTAGTACTCCCAGAGATAATTGATCTCGTCCCGGTTAATCAGATGCGTGAGATACGCCTGTTCAACTTCTTTCACGACATTTTCGGCAGTAATCTCGCTTGCGGAAGCATGAATAACACGCCTGCCGAACAGATTCCTTGACTGGCTCCTGTCAAGCATCGTGTTATCTGTGCTAACAGCCATTTGATCACCCCTTGTCCGTGTTTGAAGTCTCCTGATGCCCAGAAACTAGACTCCTGTGCAACTTTCTGCTACCACAAAGGACAAGTTTTGTAAACGCTAACCCCTGTTTTTTTTACAAAAGACGAACATTTTTGACAGAAAAACAGATAATGTTCGTTAAAACATCCGTCTGACAATCTGTACACGATTACCGGCGAAGCTCTGTACATAGATCGACAGCTGCGCAAACGCATCAGGCACATCGTCGTGCTTGTTTTTGCCCTCCAGAGAGTAGGTGCAGAGCATCTGAATCATCTTCCGGTATTCTCTCCACCGGTCTCCCCGAATAACAGAGTCATCCTTGAAGATACAATGCTCCAGAACCCAGTGAGATTCAGCCAGAATCTTTGTTTCCTTGTTCGCCTGAGTCCATTTTGTTTCAATCTTTGTCCGGCAGTTGCGCTGTTTGACGGCTTCCTGCACATCAGCAGCCAGTTTTCCACCGGCAACATTCGATTCAAACCTGATCATGTGCGGATTCCACTCGCAGATTTTGCTGACAAGGTTTGTTTCAACGATGTTCGGGGCGTAATTCTCGCAAAGGCAGTCCTCAATGTAGAACTTCTGCCCGTACTGGAAAGCAATCGGCATGACGCAGAAGTCAGAGCCTGTCGTTTTTGTGTCGCAGACGCCGATGATAGCGTCAGGGTCTCCCTCAGGCAGTTCAAAGTACCGCTGGAGCTGGTCAATCGGGTACAGTTGCCCTTCCCGCTCCACCGGGACATTCATGTACAGCGCTCTCCAGGAAGGCTCATCCATGATTTCCCTCTGTTCCCGGTAGAATTCAGTCGTGAATCCTACTCCGTAGGGATAGTCGAAGTTGCTCTCGTCCTTCTCATTCAGGGCGGGGCAGACAATGAACTTTGCGGTCTCGTCCTCGCCGTAGAGCTCTTCCAGACGCCCAATCACATCATGTGTGCTCCATCTGGTGGCGATATGAAGCTCTGCGCAGTCGCCGATCTTCCGCTGGCGGTAGTCTGTGTAATACTGCTGCCATATCTTATCCAGCCGGTCGCGGTTTAGGGCAGTCTCAATGCCGTCAATCAAATCATCGAGATACAGAAGATTGGCAGCACGGATTTTGCCAGCATTTCCACTTCCAAGGCTGGAGAATTCGTATGTTGAGAAACGCTTTCTGTTTCCCAGGTCCATCATCAGGTCTTTTGCGTTCGTCCCGACTAGCCGGACATCCGGGAACACTTTCTGCCAGAGGTACTCAGACCGTTTTCCCACAATTCGCCCGATCTCGTCATACAGCCCACGCAGAAAACTGTTTGAGTGCGACCCGCAGATGTTCGGCAGCTCCGGATGTTTCCCGCCCGTCCAGGCTAGGAAGAATTCAGCAATCGTTGTCTTTCCGACGCCAGGGGGCATACTGATGCAGAGCAGATGAATCTTCCGCTCTTCCAGGTCCTGCAATGCCTTTACAAGTGGCAATAATTGCTTCCTTCGCGGGCTGTAGAAACGCTTATCAGGCTCCCGATCCCACTCGATGTACAGGCAGAAGCAGTCGAAATCATACGGAGCGTCAAACAGAAGCAGATCACGATACAGTTTCCACATCTTCCCGGTGTCGTCATGCTCTGCTGCCCTTGCCACATACACCCGCAAGTCCTTTGCATACTCATGGGCAGAATCAAAATTCTCCTGATCGTGGATGCATAGGGGCTTTGTGTTTATCTTTCGCTCCACATAGGTTGCGTCAAGCTCTTCCAGCTCCTTAATGAACGTGAAACAGGCAAGGAAAGCTTCAGTGTCGCCCCTCTCGCCTTCCCTCATGAGCCCTGGAATCAGCTTTCTGTACTCTGCGCAAGTCATGCTTTCTCAGCCCCCATATCGTCAGCTCTATCTGCTTTCTCTTCAGGTGTGCGCGATGCCCACAATGGGCAGACACCATTTTCCTGAACCCTCTGTAAATTGTGTGCGCTCTGCTCGTTACAGCAGAACCCCGTGCCCTTGTCTTCCCACCAGCATGTCCCGCATTCATGCGCCATAAGCAGACACCTCCCCCTTTATTTCAATCCTACCACATGGCAGAATGGTTTGTTCCGTTGACTCGTGTGTATAGGCAGGCACAAGCACAGGACCTTGTGTAGGGCAGTAATAGGGGCTTTTTGATTTTTGGCGGGAGTTGGGGAGGTAACCCGGCCCGGAAACCCCTCACCGGACACCCCACGGGGGCTGTTTTCAACCCATGGAAGAGATCAAAAAAGCATGGAAAGAGATCTAAAACAGTCAAAAAAGTGCTTACATTGCGTGGATGGGATGGTATTCCCACCACATGAGACATAATTTGACGTTTTAACTATTCGCTAAACTATAATTTCGCGAACAGTTGACCGGTTTTTACCTGATCACGCTAAACCCCTTTACCAAATTTTACATCATACCAGGAAGGCTGTTCTCTTTACATTCGCTTTACATTGATTTTTACATAGATTTAACATTTCTTTTTCATAATGCAAATCTATTGTTAGGCGTTAGTCTATAGTCTTTATCTATCGCGCAATGTATATAACCATTTTCTATCCATGTTCTATTCTGTTCTTCCATTGCATGGGTATTAGATACCAGGATAGATTGATCTGCTATTCTATGTTATTCCCTGCTATATACCGTGCCAGGATATATCACAGTGATATATATCTATAAACGCTGTTATATTGTCATATAAAGCCATATACACAGATCACAAATAGAATATTCGGAAGAATATAAAAAGAGCTCTTGACAACAGTGTTATTATATATAACTTATAAGTATATATAATCATATACAAGAGAATACATATAGATATACCTTTAAAGGGGTTTAATTTGCTTTCTAATGCGTTTATAGTGTGCTCTTGTATTCTTATACTATAGCATACATTAAACCGGTTAAAATGCGATTTAAGGCTATTTCTGTAAATGATCATTCAGGAAAAAGAAAAGGCCAGGAAGAGTCAACAAAAGCACAAAAAAAGAAGGGGTTTCAATTCCCCTTCTATTATCCTGGTATGATCAATTAATGCAGATGTACGTAAGCAGACTGACCGGCGACGCAGCCACAATTGCCAGCTTTACATACATCACAGCAACCTGGACATTGCATGACGCCGTCAGGGGCGGTTTCCCCGTTTTCTACGTCAATGCAGCGGAAAACCGGCAGGCCGTACGGATTGACAATGGGTAAACCCTTCCATTCAGAAAACATCACAGAAAAGTTATCAGGCAGCGCGGCTTCTTTGTTCCCGCCATGGGTGCGGATATACTCGTTAACAATCCAGTACATTTTGGTATATGTCCAGATCACAAAATCAGGAAAACGGCGGGCGGTTTCTACCATTAACGCGAAATGGTTAACATCCATAATTTCACCGGAAACATGGAACCGGAGAAACTTGTTAACGCGCCGACGGGCCATCCTGGCCCAGAGTTGATCGAAAAATTCGGACCGATCGAACAGAAACAGCGCTGTATTCTTTGCTCTGGCCTCCCGTACGTTTTCATACTGGAGACAAGCCTTGACATCATAGCAGAACCCCGCGCACATTGCGCAATTCTGACAGGTTACAATCGGCGCAAGGGATACATTCATGCAGCGCCCGATTTTCCGGTTCCCAGCGGAGATCACAAGATTGATTTTCTTTCCGCTCTCCAGCTCTTTCGTATGGTTTGCAATCCTGGCCTTGAGATCACTAACAACCTTTTTCAAGGTTTCCCGCTTGTATCCTTTGATCTTCCTAGACATTTTTTGTTACCTCCCAAATTTTCGGTTAATCCGGTTTTTTAACCGGTTTATTTGATTCGCGTTTATCATACTATTTTAAATAGTCTTTGTCAACAATTTTTTGAAAACAGAAAAAACGCCCACAAAGCTTTATTATTCAAGGCTTTTCAGTCTTTTGTGGTGTTTTGTCCGGAAAGTTTTTTCTAATTTCTATAGATTTTTTCGTTTTTATCTGGTTTTGATCTATCCGGAATAGAAAAAAAGCAAGGTTTCCCCTGCATGAAATTGACTCTGTTTTGTGATCTCTTCCAAGATACGGAAAAAGCAGCGCTGGCCTGCTGCCATCCTGGAAGAAAAGACCGGTCCATGATTCTACTTTTTTAGCAGATCACCATATTTTTTCAAGTACTCTTGCGCTGTTGCTTTGTCGTCATCATCACAGGCGCCACCGTCAACGGGCTGTATTTGTTCTGTATCATTCCGCAATCCGTCAAAATTACGCTGCCAGAAAATACCCACCACCGGATTGATCTTTTGATCTGCTACCATAGACTCACGAGCCAGCGAACAAGTAGTTTTAACCAGGCGGGCCAGCTCGCGGTATTCTTCCCTGGTCGACTTTGCCCAGGAGGTTACCGTATACCGGTCTACACCCATGGCAGAATATGCTGCCAGGTTGCCCACCTTAAAGCCATCTTGCCCACATAGCGCCAGGTATTGGTAAAACGCATTGCGCAATGATGCAGGGTCATTCTTATCCACGGTTGACGCGATTTCCTGTATATGCAGGATGTGCTGTATTTGTCTAGCATTATAGTCTATGTCTTCCCCGGTATACGGACGCGCTGCTTGGACAATGGGCGAGTAAGTGTGACGCTGTGCCAGCGCTTTATCGCTCATGGTGTACCCGCTTTTCGACCCCTTCGGACGGCCCGTCTTTTTGACCGCACCCGTACCCGATTCAGTACCAGCACCTTTTTCGGCACCCGTGCCTTTCCTTCTTGCCATCGCACCCGTACCCCCTTTATATCAGCACCTGATTGCATTCTCATATTCCACCCGTACCTGATCAGCCCAGGAAGGCAGACCCGTACCTGAAAAAATTATAGCATATTGCAAAATTTTTCCCGTATCCGTACCCATTTTCAGCCCCGCACCCGTTGCAGATCAATACTCGCAAGGCTTTTCCGGCATCTAAAAATTTCTTCTTGACAAGTCGGTTTAATAGTCGTATTATGTTTCGCGAAGGGAGGTGGCATTGAATGCCATTTAATGCATCAAAGTATCAGGCAGCATATGCCAAGGAAAAGCTCAGAAGGTTTGAGCTCAGAGTTAACCGGGAGAACGAACCTGATTTGATGGATTGGTTAGAATCAAAGGAAAACCTTCAGCAGTACCTGAAGCAGCTTATCCGGAAGGACATGGAAGAAAGCAAGCTGGAAAAAACCTGGTGGATTATCGACGACAATGGAGATATCTCCGAAGAAGACACCCGTACCTCAATCAAAGCCGAAGCAGCAGAGCTGGCCCGTACCAAATGGGAGCACCTAACCAAGGCAGAGCAACAGCACCGGAAAGACTTCTACATCGCGCTGGCTTTCAAGGGCGCGGATGGACAGATCGACTGGAACACGGTCACGGAAGCCATCAGTCTGAAGCACCGTCATATGGTGCAGTTTGAATCAGGCCCCGGTCGCACCCATCCAGGAACCGTCAACTATCTGATTTGTTTGGGGCTTCCGGCGCTGTACGCAGAGATTCCGGTACCGGATGATGCAGAGGAAGATTACGGCTACCTGAACCTGAAGGATAAAATCCTGGAACAGGCGAAAGCCACCGGTATCGACCCTCTGACCCTGGAATTCTGGTATGACGGACAGGAACAGTATTTAAGTGATCAGGCGCGTATCTGATCGGACGACAAGAGGAGGAACAGACGATGACAAAATACACACTGACCAAGGTGCAGTATCAGGGATTCCCCTATTACGCTATCCTAAACAACGATAGCATGGAATACTTCGCAGGGTATGATTTTATGGGAAGCGCTACCTGGGAAAAGCACCTGGACGATTGCTCCTGGTTGCTAGAAGACGAGGCGTACCAGATCAAGGCAGACCTCGAATCTGCCGATGCAGACGATTCTGTCGAGAGCGTGATTGAGATTTCTGGAGAAGAAGCCGAAGCAATAATAGCTTTTGTTAAGAACCATGAGCGGGAAGAAATCCCGGATGATGTCTGGGAGCTGTGCATAAGATTGTACGACGAGGTTTGCTAATCAATACACCGAGCCGGGGCGGTATATCCCCGGCAGGAAGGAAAGACCATGAAAGCGTTTTACACCGACTTCTACGGATGCAAGGCAGACCTTTGCCAGCGCCCCGGAGAAGACAGCACCCGGTTAACCATCCGCACAGCATCAGGAAACATCATTCACCGGAAAGAGTACCGCACCTGGCGCGGGGCCAAGATTGCCATGGGCAAGTGCGGTGACTGCTGGCAGGAATCCATGACGAACAGATGAGGAGGAACAGCATGCATATCAAAGATCTGAAGAAGGCCCTGCCGAATTCAAACACCTGGCAGTGGCGAACAGTCGAAGGTGACACCGGTCTGTATTACACCTTTTCAGACGGCACCGGAATCCATTTCTGGCAGGATGGACGCAGATTCCACCACAAGATAGCCACTTGCGAGAAGTTCAAGGTTTGCAAGACGGCATCCGGGACCCGGCAGAAACTGAACCGGATTTTCGCCGAGAT